GACATATCAGCTGATAGATTAAAAAATGCCGCAGCTACTAAAAAACTAGCTATATTTGACGCATTCGAAATACTTAACAGAATCCAAGAAGAAGAAAACCTGCTTGAGGGCAAAGCACCTGAAGAGGCAGAGAAAAAAGTCTTTAAAGGATTCGCGGAAGGTAGATCTAAGTAATGTACAAGCAAAGTTTAGTTAATATAGTTGAGCCAATAAAAAGAACTACTGTTACCAGAATGAACAGAGGTAAGAAGTGGAAATATGGTTATAACAAAGAACACGATTTAATAGTATTGTCTCACAATGGAGTTATAGGTGAGATTATAGAGATACAAAATTTAATTATAGCGCTACCTAAACCACCTAAAGAAGTATATAAGCACGAGAAAAACAAGTGGGTGAAACAAGAGTATCCCAAGGAGTTAGAACGTATTAAAAACATATTCGACTGGAGGAGTTATCCGGAAAATAACAAAGAAAAATGGTACGATTACATAGACGAAGAATTTAAACGACGAGAGGAGGGTTTCTGGTTTATGAATAATGGTAAGCCAACCTGGATAACTGGTACGCACTATATGTATTTACAATGGAGTAAGATTGATGTTGGTGCTCCAGACTTTAGAGAAGCAAACAGATTGTTCTATATATTCTGGGAAGCTTGTAAAGCAGACAAAAGATGTTACGGTATGTGTTATCTTAAAAACCGTAGGTCAGGGTTTTCTTTTATGTCAAGTGCAGAAACAGTTAATTTAGCTACTATATCAAGTGATAGTAGATACGGTATACTATCTAAATCAGGTGCAGATGCAAAGAAAATGTTTACAGATAAAGTAGTACCTATATCAATTAACTATCCTTTCTTTTTTAAGCCTATACAAGACGGTATGGATAGACCTAAGTCTGAATTAGCATATAGAGTACCAGCAAGTAAGTTTACAAGAAAAAAGATTACAGCCAACGAACAGCTTGAAGATATTAAAGGATTAGATACAACTATTGATTGGAAAAACACAGGAGACAATAGTTATGATGGAGAGAAATTAAACTTATTGGTTCATGATGAAAGTGGGAAGTGGGAAAGACCTGATAACATATTAAATAACTGGAGAGTTACAAAAACATGTTTACGACTAGGTAGTAGAATTGTTGGTAAATGTATGATGGGCTCAACTTCAAATGCATTAGACAAAGGTGGAGATAACTTTAAAAAATTATACAACGCGTCAGATGTCACCGCAAGAAATAGAAATGGCCAGACAAAGTCTGGTTTATATTCTTTGTTTATCCCAATGGAATGGAACTACGAAGGATTTATTGATGAATACGGAAATCCAGTTTTCGATAATCCAGATCATGATGTCTTTGGACCAGATGGCGAACTAATTGACATAGGTATAATAGAACATTGGAACAACGAGGCAGAAGGATTAAAATCTGATCAAGATGGTTTAAATGAATTTTACCGTCAGTTTCCAAGAACTACAGAGCACGCGTTTAGAGACGAAGCTAAAAACAGTATATTTAATTTAGTTAAAATATACGAACAGATAGATTATAACGAAGGTATAGGCGCGCAAGGTAATATAAGTACAGGAAACTTTCAGTGGGTTAACGGAATAAAGGACACGCAAGTTATATTTTATCCAGATCCAAAAGGTAGATTTAAAATAAGTTGGGTTCCACCTCAACATATGCAGAACAAGATAATTGTAAAAAATGGTATTAAATATCCTGCAAACGAACATATGGGCGCTTTTGGTTGTGATAGTTACGATATATCAGGAACTGTTGATGGTAAAGGGTCTAATGGAGCTTTACACGGATTAACTAAGTTTAGCATGGAAGACGCTCCTCCAAACCACATGTTTCTGGAGTATGTGTCAAGACCACCAACGGCAGATATATTTTTTGAAGATGTTTTAATGGCTTTAGTGTTTTATGGTATGCCATTACTTTGTGAGAATAACAAACCGAGATTGTTGTACTATTTAAGAAGAAGAGGTTACAGAGGATACAGCATGAATAGACCAGATAAAACTTGGAACAAGTTATCTGTAACAGAAAAAGAAATAGGTGGTATACCTAACTCAAGCGAAGATATAAAGCAAGCTCACGCGGCTGCTATTGAAATGTACATACAGAATCACGTTGGTCATTTAGGTGATGGAAATTATGGAAACATATATTTTAACGAAACACTAAATGATTGGAGTAGGTTTGACATAAACAAAAGAACTAAGTTTGACGCGTCTATAAGTTCTGGATTAGCTATTATGGCTTGCAACAGACATTTATACGCTCCAAACGCTAAAATAGAGAAACAAAAGTTAAATATAAATATTGCGAAGTATACTAATACTGGAAACGCATCAAAAATAATAAAGTAAAATATGGCAGAGTCTGTTATAAATAATTATTTTCCTAGTCAAGTCGTAAGCGATGCTGAAAAGCTAAGTTATGACTACGGGTTAAAGGTAGCTAAAGCTATTGAATCTGAGTGGTTTTACAAAGACCGCAGTTACAATAGATACGCTACGAATCAAAACAATTTTCACAACTTAAGATTATACGCTAGTGGAAATCAATCAATTCAAAAATATAAAGATGAGTTATCTATAAACGGTGACTTAAGTTACTTAAATCTTGATTGGACACCAGTTCCAATTATACCTAAGTTTGTTGATATTGTTGTAAACGGTATTGCTGAAAGGATGTATGATATAAAAGCTTATTCACAAGATCCTTATGGAGTAGCTAAAAGAACTGAGTATATGGAATCCATACTTGGAGACATGCAGACTCAAGAAATGAATGACTTTGCACAAGAAGCTTTTGGCGTTAACTTATATGAGAACGATCCAGAAACGTTACCAGAATCACAAGAAGAATTAGATCTTCACATGCAGTTAACTTATAAACAGTCTGTAGAGATAGCGGAAGAACAAGCTATAAATGTTTTAATGGATGGAAACAATTACGAGCTAATTAAAAAAAGATTTTATAGAGATTTAACTGTGTTAGGTATTGGTGCTGTAAAAACAGGATTTAATACTTCAGAAGGAGTTGTTATAGATTATGTTGATCCAGCAGACTTAGTTTACTCGTATACTGAATCACCATATTTTGATGACGTTTACTACGTTGGTGAAGTTAAGACTATACCTATAAACGAGCTAGCTAAACAATTCCCACACTTAACACCAAGTGATTTAGAAGAAATAATACAAACAAGATCTGTACATACTAACGATTACCAACGCGGTGGCGGAAAATATAGAGATATAGACAACAACCAAGTTCAAATATTATATTTTAACTTCAAGAGTTATATGAACGAGGTTTATAAAATGAAAGAAACTGGAACTGGAGCTTTAAAAGCTATTGAAAAAGAAGACACGTTTAATCCACCAGCAGACAAAGAGGGTGGATATGAAAGATTACACAGAGCTATAGAGTGTTTATATGAGGGAGCTATGGTTCTTGGTACTGGTAAATTACTTAAATGGGAAATGGCCAAAAACATGATGCGTCCTAAAAGTGATTTTACAAAAGTTAAAATGAATTATTCTATAGTTGCGCCTAGGATGTACAAGGGTAAAATAGATTCGTTAGTAAAACGTATTACAGGTTTTGCTGATATGATACAGCTTACTCATTTAAAGTTACAACAAGTAATGTCACGTATGGTGCCAGATGGTGTTTATTTAGATGCTGATGGCTTAGCTGAGGTTGATTTAGGTAACGGAACTAATTATAGTCCGCAAGAAGCACTAAATATGTTCTTCCAAACTGGTAGTGTTATAGGTAGGTCTTTTACTTCAGATGGCGATATGAATCCAGGTAAAGTACCTATTCAAGAAATTACATCTGGTAGTGGAGGTAATAAAATGCAGGCGCTTATAGGTAATTATAATTATTACTTACAGATGATTAGAGATGTGACTGGATTAAACGAGGCTAGAGATGGTTCTACTCCAGATGCCAAGGCTTTGGTTGGTGTACAAAAACTAGCAGCAGCAAATTCTAACACGGCAACTAGACATATATTAAACGCGGGGTTATTTTTAACAGCAGAAACAGCTGAGTGTTTATCGCTTAGAATATCTGATATTATAGAGTACTCTCCAACTAAAGATGCTTTTATACAAGCTATTGGAGTGCATAACGTTGCTACGTTAGAAGAAATGTCTGAGTTACATTTATATGATTTTGGAATATTTTTAGAATTAGCTCCAGACGAAGAAGAAAAAGCTATGCTTGAGAACAACATACAAATGTCTTTACAGCAACAAAGTATTAATCTTGAAGACGCTATAGATGTTAGACAGATAAACAACGTTAAATTAGCTAATCAAGTTTTAAAGTTACGTAGAAAGAAAAAAGCAGAACAAGATCAAATGGTTGCTCAACAAAATATGCAGATGCAAGCGCAGACTAATATGCAAACGCAGCAAGCGGCTGCGCAGTTAGAAGTTCAAAAACAACAAGCTTTATCTCAATCAGACGCTCAACTAGAACAATTAAAAGCACAACTCGAATTACAAAAAATGCAACAAGAAGTACAAGCTAAACAACAGTTGATGGCTTTAGAGTTCGAGTATAACATAGCGCTAAAAAACATGGAAGTGCAGAGCACTAAAGGAAAAGAAAAAGAAAAAGAAGATCGTAAAGATGAAAGAACTAGAATACAAGCTAGTCAACAGTCCGAATTAATAGAACAAAGAAAAGGTAACCAACCAGCTAAAAAGTTTGAATCATCAGGTAATGATATACTAGGTGGTAGAGATGTTACTGATATGTCTACGTTCGGACCGCAGTAAAAATTATTAATTATTATTATATTATATTATGGAAGAAAAAGAAGAAAACGTAGTTGAAGAAACTACACAAGAAACTGTTGAAACAGTTGATGAAAGTAAATTTGAATCTGCTGGAGACGATAGTGTTATTAAAGTAGATTTAAGTAAAAAACCAGAAGAAGAAACTAATGAAACCAAAGAAGAAGTTGTTGAAAACAACACTGACGACGGAGGAGTGGTTGAACTCACTGAAAATACCGACACCACACAAGAACAAGAAGAAGTACAACCGGAAGCAGAAACACAAGAAGCTCCAACTTTAGAAGAGGTTACAGAAGAAGAGGTTGAAGAATTAACTGAGCAAGTTGAAGAAGCAGTGGCAGAAGCAGAGAAAACTGGAAAAGAACTTCCTGAAAATATTCAAAAACTAATGCAGTTTATGGAAGACACAGGAGGTGATTTAGAAGATTATGTTAAGTTAAATCAAGATTACTCTAAATTGGATAATCATACTTTACTTAAAGAATACTACAAACAAACAAAACCTCATCTAGACAACGAGGAAATAGACTTTATGATGGAAGATTACTTTTCTTATGACGAAGACTATGACGACGATAAAGATGTTAGAAGAAAAAAATTAGCCATGAAGGAGCAAGTTGCTCAGGCAAGGCAACACCTGGACGGTGCAAAGTCCAAATATTATGAAGACATCAAATATGGTTCTAAGCTCACGGGTGAGCAACAGAAAGCAGTTGATTTTTTCAACAGATACAACAAGGAGTCAAAAGAGCAGCAAGAAGTAGCAGAAAAACAACACCGTACGTTTTTAAATAAAACTAATCAAGTGTTCAATAAAAATTTCAAAGGTTTTGAATATAATGTTGGAGACAAAAAGTTTAGATTTAACGTTAAAGACTCAGACACGGTTAAAGGTAGTCAAAGCGACATTAATAATTTTGTCAAGAAGTTCTTGAACAAAAATAACGAAATGGAAGATGCTAAAGGTTATCACAAATCAATGTTTACCGCTATGAACGCTGATAAAATTGCTAGTCACTTTTACGAACAAGGTAAGGCTGACGCTTTAAAGAATAGCGTAGCTAAAGCTAAAAACATCAATATGGACCCACGACAGCAACACGGTGGTGAGATCAATGCTGGTGGTATAAAAGTAAAGGTGCTTGGTAATAATTCTAATGATTTCAAATTTAAACTTAAAAATTAATAACAATTTAAAATTACAAAAAAATGGCAATTACTGCAAGAACGTCGTTTCAAGCTGCTCCAGTGCAGCAAATAACGTCGGATAATTATTTAGACATCCAAAATAATGGATGGGCACAGCAATACCTTCCAGACTTGATGGAAAAAGAAGCTGAAGTTTACGGAAAACGTACAATTTCAGGATTCTTAGGACAAGTAGGGGCGGAAGAAGCTATGTCAGCTGATCAAGTTATTTGGTCAGAACAAGGTAGATTACATTTAGCTTACGAAGTAGATATGCTTGATGTTACAGCTAGTACTATAAATATTGAAAAAGATATTGATGGTGTGGCACAAACTACTAATCACGGTGTTAGAGTTGGTGATCAAGTATTAATTTCAGGTGGTGGACAAACTGTTACTGCTTTAGTAACTGTAGCTGCGGCTGGTTCTAAAGTTATTACAGCTTTACCTTACGGTGGAGCTCACTTAACTGACATGGGATTTGTAAACGGTGACAACACTTGTACATTAATGGTTTTTGGTTCTGAAAATTCAAAAGGAACTGAGTACTCTGGTGCTAGATCTGTTAAACCAGCGTTCACTACGTTTACTAACAAGCCAATTATTCTTAAAGATCAATACGAGGTTTCAGGTTCTGATGCTTCTCAAGTTGGTTGGGTTGAAGTTACAGGTGAAGACGGTCAAAACGGATACTTATGGTACATGAAAGCCGAAGGTGAAACTAGATCAAGATTTATGGATTACTTAGAAATGAGTATGATTGAATCTGAAAAAGCTGCTGACGCTTCTACTATTTTAGGCGGCGCAAACGGATTAGTTGGTACACAAGGTTTATTTGCCGCTATTAAAGATAGAGGTCACCAAACTTCTGGTGTTACTGGTGTTAACGCTGCTACTGATTTAGCTGAGTTTGACGCTATATTAGCTGAGTTTGACAAAAACGGTGCTATCGAAGAGAACATGTTGTTTTTAAACAGAGCTACTTCGTTAGCAATGGACGACATGCTAGCTTCTATGAATTCTTATGGAGCTGGTGGTACTTCTTACGGAGTATTTAACAATTCTGAAGATATGGCATTAAACTTAGGTTTCTCTGGTTTCAGAAGAGGTTCTTACGATTTCTATAAGTCTGACTGGAGATACTTAAACGATTTATCTACAAGAGGTGGTATTAACGCTGCTGCAACTGCTGGTGAAGATATTAGAGGGGTTATTATTCCAGCTGGTACTTCTTCAGTGTATGATGAGTCTTTAGGTAAAAACCTTACTAGACCTTTCTTACACGTTAGATACAGAGCTTCTCAGTTAGAAAGTAGAAAAATGAAAACTTGGATCACAGGATCAGTTGGAGCTGCTACATCTACTTTAGATGCAATGACAGTTAACTTCTTATCTGAAAGATGTTTAGTTACTCAAGGTGCTAACAACTTCATGTTAATGAACTAAGCGCAATTATTTTAAAGAGTCGGGGCTTCGGCCTCGACCCTTTATTTTTATTAATTTTATTATATATTATATTATGGCAAAGAAAAAAGTAGAGGTTGAAGAACCTCAAATTAAAGAGACAGTTGTAGAAACTGCTCCGGTTGTAGAGCAACCAAAAGAAAAAATAGTTATAGAAAATACAAAACCAAAAAAAGACAAGTGGGAAATAAAAGATAGAACCTATGTTTTAAAAAACGGTCTTACACCTTTAAGTAAGTCTATCAAAGCTGCTGGTATTTATTACTTTGACGAAGAACTAGGTTATGAAAGAGAATTAAAATACACGTCTAACCAAAGAACTGTTTTTGTAGAAGAAATGAAAGGTGATCAAAGATTAGATCATATTATTTTTAGAAAAGGAGTTTTAGTAGTTCCTAAAAACAAAGTAACGTTGCAAAAATTATTATCTCTCTACCATCCACATAGAGAAAAAATATTTTACGAATTAAAACCAGAAGTTAACGCTGCTAATGAAATAGATTACTTAGAGCTAGAAGTAGAAGCTTTAAATTCAGCTATGAACTTAGATATAGATATGGCTGAAGCAGTTATGAGAGTTGAGATTGGCTCTAAAGTATCTAAGATGAGTTCTAAAGAACTTAAAAGAGATTTACTACTATACGCCAAAAGAAACCCACAGTTGTTCTTAGAGTTGGTTAACGATGAGAACGTTGTGCTTAGAAATTTTGGTATCAAAGCAACAGAAATGGGGATATTAAAATTATCTTCTGATCAAAGAACTTTTACTTGGGGATCTAACGATAGAAAACTATGTACAGTTCCATTTGATGAACACCCGTACTCAGCTTTAGCCGCTTGGTTTAAAACTGATGAAGGTATGGAGATTTACTCCAATATAGAAAAAAGATTAAATTAATCAAACTGTAGAGCGATCGCCTTACGGGGCGATCGTAAACTACAATAATTATATGAAATCAAAAGGCTTAGGAGATACAATAGAAAAAATAACAACTGCAA